GAAGGTCTTTATACCGAGGAGGGCGGATGGCGAAAGCTTGAAGTTCATTCTTGGGCCGGCTACTGTTGATCCTGCCTCGTCGTCGAAAGACGGCGGGGTAGGGGAGGTGGTCGGTAGTGGTGGAAACGAAATATGCTGAATTTAAATCAAAAAAAAAACACTACTACCTTTTTGGGTAGTAGTGTTTAATTTAAACTTAATTATCAATAAGTTTTTTCAAGAGATGTTGTCGTTGTGCTAGATGTGTTTCAGCACATTTGATTCGATCATTAGTCATCGTGATACTACCATCGATACAAACAAGACAATATTCTGTATCGATATTGATAGAAGGACGTTCTTCACTAAAGTAAAGTTCACCATTCACGGTTACTTCATTGTAAAAGCCTTTTTCACAAGTGATCTTAATTTCATGATCACCATTTTCATTACATTCCGAATCTAAAGTTACATCCTCGATGAAACGGAACATCTTTAGAGTAGCTAAAGTAATATCTAGACGTTTATAGTATCTAGCCATTTCTTCAGGGCTATTCATTTTATCACGATCTAAACGTTTTACACAAAGATTCAAGCATTCGCCAAAAACATCATACATTTTAATTTCCTTTACAAGTTAGGGGTTAGGATTCTGATAGCTGACTAAGTGCAATCTTAGTCTTGATGTTGATCAACATACCGAAGATGTCTATTGCTAGTTTCTTACTGGTATGTCTTCGACCAAATCTTTTAATAGCAATTTCATCAGTGATGGTAATATCTTTATCACCATGAGCAATAAAGGTAACACAGCACTTGACTTCATCAATACCGTGTCGTGTAAAGATACGTTCCAATTTAGTACGAACATCTAGTAGTTCGTCTAATTCGTTTTCATTTACTTTCGTAATGTTTTTAAACATTATTTCGATAAACTTATTGATAGATTTATCCAAATTAGAATTTGGTACTACCACTTCTTTTAAATTCTTCTTACAGTAAGAAGCAAATTTTACCACATCCAAGATTTCTACACTTGTAGTGGTGTCGTTATTCAGTAAGTCATTCAACATCTTTCTAATCCCTTTAGTTATCGAAATACAAGGCTACTTGAAAGATCATCAAGCAGAACAGTAGTGCTATTGATATCGATACGATAATAGCGATGTAGGTTTCTTCGTGTTTCATTTTTAATTCCATTTTTCGAGTTTGACGTTGGAGAGTTTTACAGAAATCATTACAATTTCTTCTATAGAAAATTCTAGAAAAGATCCTGATAATGATTTATAGAGAATACCTTCATGAAAGAATTCTTTATAAGGAAGTTTATCGATAAGAACATTCATCTTTTGTCGAGTATCGATGAGATGTCGGATACTACCACAACAATATAGTTTTTCTACTTCAGGTATATCTGAGATAACATCCCAGTGTTCCCCATTTTTAAATTTATTACGATATTCTGTTAACAAGATATAAACAGAACTATGATACAGTTCTATATATCGTTTTAGACGATCGATTACTTCTTCTCTTTCACCTTCTTTTGCGTGAAAGTTAGATATCTCTACATCTTGAGCTAAGCCCACGATGAATTTTAGCACGAAGAATACAACGATAAAACCGATAATGAACTTCATTTTAGTTTTCCTTAAATTAAGTTAGATTAATAAAATCCTTTCTTAGAACAGAAAGGTTCAATCTAATGATATATATTTGTTTTATTTTAATTATTGAATGGATTTTTTAAAATGGAAGAAACAGAAGATAAAGATAAAAAGAAGATAGAGAAATATCTCGAAGAACAAAAACCTAAAGTAAGAAACAATGCTGAAATTATAAAGGCACCTGATGATTATCCTTACATGTTGCATGGTTCTATCGACCCAGATATTAAGGCATTTACTCCTAGGTTATCTGCTCGGTATGCTAAAGGTATGGAAGATCGTACCGTAATGCGCGTACACGTATCTGAATCGATAGTAGGCGGCATCTTTGCTATGGATGAATTAACCGATATCATGCTTTATAATACTACTGACGAAGAAGCTGAAGTATTTAAAGGTGGTTGGTATATCTACGCCATTCCTTATAAGTACGCGCTTAAACCTAATCACATGCTAGTGTATGATTCAGTACGTACTTCAGAGACTTGGTTGGTGCCTTATTCTAAAGAAACTAAAGAGTATAAAGGCGAAATCATTGCTAAGTTATTTGTTGAAACCATGCATGTAGTGAACATGGGTATGGACGAATATAAAAATACTCTTAGAAAATACGTGACGACTTATATTCTTGAAGTATTGGATAAGACGGTTAAAATTGATCAACTGTCTAATAAGCAATATGGTAAAGGATTATATAAAGTAGAGATTGTTCGTACTGATGATAAAGGCCATCATGTTTTCTATAACATTGGTAAAGACAATGTACGTGTAATTAAATTAGATAAGAACGAATACAAGAAGAAAAAGAAAGAAATGGCACCTAACCTGTTTACAGGAAAGAAAACTTTTTTAAATTGGTAGGTAATATATGAAAAGTTAATCAAGTGCTTTGCTTTTCAAACCTCCTTTCACGGTATAACTTCTTACAGTGATGTAAGATTAGTCAATGTCGTTATTTCATAGTCCTTTTTAACGTTTAGATAATCGAAAGATGAACTTGTAATTAATTGACGCCCAAACAATAGTAGTCGATAGTTCGTTCTATTGTTTCTCCATAATAATCTTGTGTATTAAAACCACACGGTTAGTTTCCTCCTTATGTAGTGGCTAGACTCCTCCTATCCGTTAATTCGGATAGGAGGATATAGTTTTTTTTTCGGCATTATAATTATAAATTGAGAAGTACTTCTCGTTCTTATTTTTAAAACTTAAAAGGAAACTAATTATGGCTAACCAAGTAACCGTAACCGTAACTCGCGCACTGGCTCGTGCTAAGATTATTAAAGATCTTTTGGAAGATCTGAAAAAAGAATGTTTTGTAGGCTATGTTCGTTCATCCGAGAAGAATGGCGAACTGGCACAACAATACCAACGTAATTCTCAAGCTAATATTGACGAATATAAATCTCTGGTTAAAGAATACGTAGCAATTAAAACAGCGATTCATCAATTTAACGATACCAAGACTGTAACCGTTTTAGGTTTGCCTGAAATGACCGTAGCAGCTATTTTGGTAGAAAAAACCATTTTGCAAGATCGCCGAGATATCCTGAATACTGTTCGTGATCAATACAGTGATGCCTTGCATCAACAACAACGTGCCAATATTACTATTGATAGCGAAGTAAGTGCTTATCTGGCCAATCAAGAAAAACAGTTTGGCGATACAGCAGGTAGTAAAGAAGCTATCGAGCAACTGGTTAAAACATATCGAGAAGCGAAAGAAAAAGAACGTTCTTTGGATATCGTTTCTGGTTTTAATCATGCTGAATTCATTGAGAAAGAATCTGAATTTATCAATAACTTCATGAATGAGATTGATACAATCTTGTCAGAAATCAATGCTACCAATACTATTTCTTATTCTTATTAAGAAATAAATTTTAGAGTTTACTCTTTTATTTGAGAGGAATAGTCTCGACTGGATAACATTATCTACTTTTTAAACTTAGATTGAGTTATTGTAGATATCTAGCTTTCATGACATCTCACCTTTTCTATTTCTAGAAGAGCTATTCCTACTCATCTTCTCTATATGAGAATAGTTATCAATGGAGGGATTGGAGAGCGGTTAAATCCAGCGGACTGTAAATCCGCCCTGAAAGGTTCGTAGGTTCAAATCCTACTCCCTCCACCAGTTTTTGAAATACGCTAATCGCATGTCGAATTCTAATAAAGCGAAGAACCTTGACATGTTTGAGATGTACTCATCAAGCAAAATTTGAGAACACCTCACCAATAACCGATATGGAATCGATTTATACGATCACGAGCTATTACTTCGTGAATAATTCCCACTTAGCTGTGGGTTTTTCATCCTTAAAGTTATAAATCTATAAAGTTGAAAGTTATAAAGTTATAAACTTCTAATCGGGATCTAGATGAAAGATCTCATTCAAAGTTTTAAAACGACAAAGTAGTAAACCAGAAAATTTCTATAAAATCCTGCACTATAGGTACAACAGGTATTCGCCCTCTTAGATCCTGCAGGCTGACATTTCGGTTAGCGTATTTACCATTTTTACTAGCTAATAAAAATCCAGGTTAGTTAGGTAAGAGGTGATCGCAAAGTAAGTCCTTCGACCCCTTTCAACTTACGAGATCACCTCACTGGTATACCTATGGGTTCTCTATGTGTTATTACGTTTTGTGGTGTGAGAAAAAGTGTAATGTGTGAGAAGTCCTTTCATGTGGGATTGTGGTAATATATAGATCCATGGTATTGTATTGGTAAGACAATTAAAAATCTATCTAGGTATAGTTGCTATTTGTTCTTATTGCCTTTCTAGCGAATAGTAAACAAACTTCCTTTAATAGGGACTATCTAGACTGTTGTGATTAGGCTTAGTAGTTTTTCATTTTTGCCTACGAGTTCTGATTACAATGGTGTATATACTTCCTTTTCGTTCATTTTTCTTTCTTAGTATTACTCACTATCCGTTCTGGGTAGTGAGTATTTTTTTTTGCCGTATTTAAATCAAAAAAAAACACCCCTCATTTAGAGAGGTGTTCTATTCCTTATTTTAAATCCCCACCATCCATTTTTGAATTAGGAATTACTTTATAAAGTGGAATTCCCAATTCTTTACATATAGAGATAATTACACCAATATCTAAACCACCTCGATAAGATGATTTTAGACGAATGGATAGATGATTTCTAGGAAGACCTATTCGACTCGATAGATTTTCTAAAGAGATGTTTCTAAGAGTTATCTCTTTATATAAACGATAACGAATAATCTTTTCAAGCTTAGTCATCGGATTTGGTACAGGATACATTGTTTTCTCCTAATTAGCTTAAACGATATAATACTTTATAGCGTTGACTTACAAATAACACACTGACAATTTTAGAGAGTTCGAAGATTGTTTTAATAGATTTCTCATCTTTAAAGTCATCTGAAACAACAGAAACAATAAAGTACCCACTTAACCAAACTTGATCAATATCGATAGCCTGTAGTTTAGATAACGCCACACACTCGTGGAAGTTATTAGGAAGATATAATGCTTCCCGAATATCTACTTTATATTCACCGATAGATTCCAAGATAGAAATTAATTTATCAATCTCATCAGGATCTCTCAATACAAAATGTTCAGCCATCTTATTAGAAAAGCTGATTACCAAACCTACATCTTTAACATTCACCAACCGAATGCGGTAACGTTCACGAGCACCATGGTTAGGGATAACAAACAATACTTGATTAGAAAACATTTTACGAATATCTTTAATTCCATCTTTGACTAATTCGTAAGTCGCTTTTTCTAAAGTGATTTCTTTTAACTTATTGAAACTGCTATTGACAGCCATTTTACTTTCCTTATTTAGTTGGTTTAAGAGAACTACATTCAAGTTAATGATATATGTTTAAAACATAATAGAAATATCTCCTCTGTCTGAATAGACAGAGGAGTATTCATTAAGTAATAAGATTTTCCCAATCTAGTTTAATACTATCCTTAGCGGATGTATGCATACCTTTCATGGAGATCAACATGATCTTAGAACCTGGCAAAGCATTTACAGAAGCAATACCATTAGGATAACTAGAGATGTTAGGTCCAGCACAATGCTCGCAATAACTATTGTTCTTATTCACACACATACGTGGAGAACGCATCATTACTTCTTTACCTGCTAAAGAGGCGATATTACCTTCAGTGATTTTAACAGAAGTACCATTTTGAATAAAATAATAATCTAAATATTTTTCATTCTTTTTGGTATCTTCGTCAAACAGAACAGGTTCGCCGTATTTGGTACCGCATTCCTTACCATCTACTTTTAAGTTAGCAGCCGAACGAACTGCATTTTTAACGTCCACACCACCTTCTTGAGTTTCGAGACCACGACCAATAGAACCAGAATAGGCATCATTTACATAAGCAGGTAAGTTATTAAGATCTATACCTTTATCAAGAGGACGATTGATATACGTAGGTTCTTTATTATCGTCTAGACCTTTAGCAAAACCAAATTGATAGTACAAACGTTTACGTGCATCATTAAAGATCTTACCAGAAATAGCAAAACCCATAAAGTCATCATCTTTAAGATAATCTTTATCGATTTTCTTTAACTCGTCATCAATCTTTGTTTGGATAATCGGATCGTCTAATTTATCCTTGTATTCTTCAAACAATTCTTTCTTACGTTTCTCTACAGCAGGGTTAGAAACAATAGCTTTCTTAGTTACTGATGGTACTACGGTTTGAGTAAAATTAGATAAGTAGATGGCATTTTCAGCAAACTTTAAATATTCCTCTGTAAATACTTCACCTTCTACTTCATCATTTTTTACATCATCTTTAGAACGTTTCCATTTACGAATAAATAGTTTTTCTACATCATTAGGAAAGAATCGTTTATTGATGTAAGGTACTTTTCCTTGAAATGGATCAACTACCAAGAGATAGTTCTGTAATAGATTACCGACAGTAGTACGAATCTCATCCCATTCTGGAAAGATAAAACCTTTTGGTACAGTAATGAATTCTTTAAAATCCAATAAAGGTTTTGAAGTATCTACGGCACCATCGATATATTCTTTTGTGTTTGTGTCTGCATTAAGATAGTAGTAACCATTGCTATCAGCACGAACCAAATAATGTTCTTTATCGTCAGTACGAAAAATAGATAAACAACTCTTTACCCAGAATGCGTCCTTATACCATTCATTCTTCATCCCAGTTAACCAGAATTCATGTTTATTCATTTACACACCTCTTGTTTTAATTTGTATATCTTGAACTGCACGTACAATGACATCGTAAGAATTAGGATCGAAGATATAATTATTTAAATGGGATTCTACAGCAAGAACTGGATTATCGGTACCATCATTAGACATCAAAGCAAATAAGTACAAGTTATAAGCCATTTCTTTTAAATCCATTTCAAATACTTCTTTACCATAAATGGATAAATAGTTTTTGAAATCGATACCTAAATCGACCCCACTACGAATCAGTTGAATAGCATAAAAGCTATCGTCATTAACTGCTTTTGTAAATTCCTTAATATTTTTAGAAGCTCGAATTAAATCAAATTCTTGTTTCTCTTCTATCTTAACCAACTCTTTACCACGTAATGTATTAACCAAACGTTCACGAGTAAAGTTAGAGATCTTTTCAATGGTTTGATTGAATTCAGATTCATCAATTAACAAACCACCTACAGTTGATAACAATTCGTAAAATGTAATAACATTGTCTTTATCAGCTTCTAGGATGGATAATGAAAATTCGATCTGTTCATTATTCTCGATACTGATAGTTTCTGAATAAATACGATAAAGAGTAATAGGATCGTGAACAAAATCTTCAGAACAGATAAATCCGATTTCACCTAGTAATTCAATAAATTGATTACGGATAAAATCCTTAATTCGTAAAGTAAGTTCGTTTACTGTAACATCATCGTTACTGCAACGGATAATCATTTCTATATTATCCGTCCAGTCTTCATGAATACCATCGATAAAGTCGATGGCTTCTTTATATTCTTTTGCTTCCTCCATAGTCCAATAATCATCTATGAAGTTTAAAATAAGATTAGCCATAAGTGCTTGTTCCTATATTGGGTAATTTAATACAGAGTTAACTATATATGTGATGATTTCTATTTTCATAGCTATGGAAACATTAATAGAAATAATCTAAAGAATATTCTTTTTTAAACAATCCTATCCACAACCCATTAGCTAATGGAGAATTTATTAAAATGACTAAATTGGACAACCGTATTGGTTTACATACAGGCATTCCTAGTTTTGACAAACTGACTATTGAAAGTAATGGTCTGAATCTTAATCCTAATACCAAGACAAAATTTAAAAAGGCAAAACGACAAAAAGTTTTGGACATTGATCCGAAACGACCATATGTTAAAGCACGTGATGGTGAAGCTAAAGTTGTTGAACGTGTTGCACGAATCCCAGAAGAGTTCAAAGATCGTTTTACACAAGAAGAATGGGATGCTTTGAATGACTATACTTTCGAGTCTTTGGAATCAACTTATAAAACAATTAAGATGATGATCGAAGCTCCTACAAAAGCACTCAATGAATTGCTTACCCAAGATAAGAAATTCTTACCTTACATTCAAGAAAAAGAAAAACTAACCACTATGGTAGCCATGAATACCACGGATACTCGTAGCTTGGTTCGTGAGCTGAATTCTATTCGTAAGCTTTACGAGAAGTTTGTTGAT